GGGAGAGAATGAAATGTTCTCAGAGAATGAGTCTAAAACCTTCTTGTCAGTGAATAATATATCCTTTGTGGATTTTTTGACGGGTAAGGGACCTTCTCCTTATGAGCCTTTCATGCTCCCAGAGAGCCAGAAAGACGAGAGTGCTAAGGTCACTGTAGTCACTGGTGATTGTCCAAAGTTCTATAATGGTTTTCCATGTGTCGGTGATTGTCCTTACAATCACAAGACCTCCAATCCCATTAAAGATCAATCCATCTTATATCCTGAGTTGCGTACGATCAATTATGATTGTTGTTTCCCAGTATATTTTCAGTGTGATGGAGTTTATAAGTGGATAGGAACTAGTGTTAGAACTCCCTCTGATTTTCTCACTGCTAAACACGTTATCTACAGTAACTCTGGCGAGTTAAATGATAGCCTATATATATACGTCCCTAGTTTGAAGACGTACTCAAAAATATGTAGTGCTATGACTGCTGTTACTTTGGGTAGCGAGTGGACTGGTGCTATTTGGGATTTTGCTCGTTTCAGAGTTTCTGAGGATATTATGGCCCAAACTTTTAAGTTTGCAGCTACCCCTAGTCCTTTTAACCCTGAAGCCTGCAGAAAAGCCCGAATGGTAAAGTGGGATGATCAGAAGAAGCTTTACAACCTGGAAACTGGATCTGCGGTTACCAATAATAGTGCAATTAATTCACTGTACTATGAGATCAACACAGCTGAAGGTAATTCAGGTAGTCCGGTGTTTGATGAGCGCGGTCGTTTGATTGCTATACATAAAGCTGGTAGTCCTAATTACGGGGTTTATTTTAGTCCAAGGGGAAAATTACACCCTTGGTTTCTTACCCAAACTAGTTTAAAAAACTACCAACCCCCCACAATCTCACAATAGAAGCTTTTCCTGGGATTATCGTTTATGAAAAGTTTACTAAGGGTATTGTGGGGGAGAATCGTGTAGCGTCAAATCCTGAGTTAATCAATGTTGCTGGGCGTAAAGGTTATAAATTGCCCATCTCATATTGTCAATCTATATTCAACAAAACAATGTTACGTAATGATTTCCGTAAGTTTCAAAAGACTTACAACTGGAGCCCTAATGTCAAAGCTTTCAATCTGGCAATTCGTGCTCTAGAGAGATTGTTAGGTCCTTTTATGTTTGGTTGTGTTATGGATTTTGACAAAGCAGTAGCTTTTATGGAAAAAGATACATCTCCGGGTTTTCCCTGGAATTTAGTCTATAGAAGCAAGCGCCTTGCCTTAGATAATGAGATGGAATTGATACGGATGGTCGTGAACCAAGTCATGAAAGGACAGCCGATTAAATTCGAGTTTCATGGCCGGGTATGGGATCGTCTTTACATGTTGATTTCCCCGAAGAAAGAATTCCGTCCTGCAGATAAAGTAGTTAATCCTGACCCCAATTTGCGAAAAACAAGAACCTTTTGTGCGTGCGATATAATACTTACCATACTTTCAATTATGATCTTTGGAGAGCAAAACGAAAATCTCCTTAAAGCTCATTTTTCGACATGGTTTAAAGTAGGAATATCGCCGTACTATGGAGGTTGGGATAGACTTGCTACTAATCTGCTTCATCAGCCATATCTTAATGGAGGCTTGTGTGACAAATTTAAGTTTTTAGATGTTGCTCATATGGAAGCATCAATTCGTGAAATGATGATGCTTGCCATTTATAATCTTCGTAAATCAAAGATACTTTTTGATGACGATGGTTATGAAAACATCTTTAATTTTGTCACACAGCAATTGATCTGGTCTTGGACAATTGATGTTGATGGATATCTTTGCCTGATGATGGGAGGAAACCCGAGTGGTTCGTTTAATACCCTCTCAGATAATTCTTTAGCTTTAATTTTAACCTTGCTTTATCACATTGGTAAACAATCTGATAGCTTGGAGGAATTATTGCAAAAGGCTGAAAGTATTAATTGTGCTATGTTCGGAGATGATTCTGTTATACCTGATTGTGCAATTGTTTCAGGTTATGAAGAGTCAGCCAGGGAAATTGGATTTGATATAGGTGATGAATTGCCTGCAGGTCCTTTGGATACTGGTGTCTTCCTTAACTCAGGATTTCATTTCGAGGATTCAATGTGGTTTCCAAAACCCTCTTTTGATAAAAT